CCGCAGGAGGCACAGGCTATGCCATCGGAGACACTATCACTCTTCCTCAAGCTCCCCAAGGAACCGCTCCTGTTGGAGCCCCAGTGGTTCTCACGGTTCTTACGCTCGGTGGTGGCGGGGCTGTTGCTACTGTTAGCGTTGTTAACGTCCTCAGGGGGGAGGCTCCACCAATCGGTGGGAGCTACTTCGCGGTTCAACCCAACCCCATCCCACAATTCTCCACTTCTGGTTCTGGCACCGGTGCGACATTCACGCTTACCCAGCAATCGGCACCGACTGATCAGCGAGTGATCCTGACGAATCAAGAATTCGCCATCGGGAACTATGTCAAAGACATCTCCGATGAAAATGTCTTTGATGATGACTTCCAAGAAGCCCTTTCTTTGATCGTCGGGGCTCGACTCTGCATTGCCCTCTCGGGAGACAAATCCCTCGCGAACTCCAAAATCGCCGAAGCCAACGCTATGATCGTGGAAGCCCGTGGGACCGATGCCAATGAGGGCCTGAAGGTCAACGACGTCACCCCCGACTGGCTCCGGATCCGTGGCATAGACTTTGTCGAAGACTACAGTGGCCCCTACAACACCGGCTTCAACTGGGGAGCCATCTGGCCAGGATTCACCTGAATGAGCGATAACGTAATCCAAACCTCTTTCAACAGTGGCGAGTGGTCCCCTTCACTCTACGCCCAAGTGAACCTGAAGCAGTATCACTCCGGTGCGGCCCTCCTGCGGAACTTCTTCGTCGACACTCGTGGTGGTGCCACCACCCGCCCTGGCACCCGCTATGTGGCCACCTGTAAGTCCAATAGCACCGTCCGTCCCATTCCATTCCAAGCCTCTTTCACCGTCTCCTACCTTCTCGAATTCGGCCAAGGCTATGTCCGATTTTTCAACAATGGCGCTCCGATCCTTGAAGCGGGTAAGACCATCACAGCTATAACTCAAGCCAACCCCGGGGTCATAACCTCCACTGCTCACGGATACTCTAATGGTGATTGGATAGTCATCTCTGGCGTGGTGGGGATGGTCTTACTTAATGGCAACACCTTCATCGTCGCCGGTGTAACCGCCAATACCTACACTCTCACCGATCTCTTCGGCAATGCTATCAACACTACCTCTTATGGTACTTACATTTCCGGAGGTACCACTCAACGTGTCTACACCATCACCTCTCCCTATCAAGCCTCAGAAGTCTTCGGCATTCGCTACACCCAGAACGTAAACCAACTCATCCTGTGTCACCCCAACTATCCAACATACGTCCTAACCCTTATCTCTGCTAGTAACTGGACCTTGGCCCCAGCAATTATAGGGTCTACCTTGGCTGCACCAACTGGCCAAGCCGTTGCCACTACCTTAGCAGCGGGTACCGTTAACTACGCCTATGTCATAACCGCTGTTGACCTAAACGGCCAAGAATCCCCACCGTCAGCCTTTGCCACTCTCGCCAACGTCACAGACATCCGTACCGTAGCTGGCACTAATACAATCACTTGGACGGCCGTCACAGGTGCAGCTAGCTACAACGTTTATAGGGCCCAGCCTCGCTATGGCGCCGCCGTTCCTGCGGGCTCTCAGTTTGGCTTTATAGGCAACGTCACTAATCTAACAATGATCGACTCAAACGTAAGTGTGGATTTCTCTCAAGGCCCACCAATCCCAGAAAATCCATTCTTCGGTTCTGGTGTTCAAACCGCTACAGTGACCGCGCCAGGCGCTTATGGCGGTGCCATTATCATTCCTTCGGTAACCCTTACGGGTGGTGGCGGAACTGGTGCTACCGCAGTAGCCGTAGCTGGAGCCATATCAGTAGTCCCTAACGCTGGTGGTAGTGGCTATGTTGTTGGTAACCTAGTCTATTCCCAAAGTGCTGCAAATGGTGGTGCGGTATATCAAGTAGTGAGCGTGGGTGGTGGGGGTGTTGTCACTGCTCTTTCTGTCGTGAACCCAGGCAGCCGCCAAACCGGAGACCAAACTCCATCCAATCCAGGATCAACCTTATCAAATGGTGCAGGTCTAAACCTCACCATCACCATCACTTGGGGAATCAACGCGGTTAACATAGCCTCACCCGGCTCTGGCTATAGCACACCACCAGCAGTTGCGTTTTCAAGCGGCGCCGCAACTGCGACGACTATGTTAGGAGCCCCTTCTGTAGGCAACCCAACCGTTCCAGCCCTCGCCAACCAACGCTTGATCCTTGCCGGGCCTGTAAGTTCACCCGGACAGATCAATGCCTCTCAGCCCGGTAGCTATTTCAACTTCAACATCAGTGAACCCATCCAGCCCGATGATGCAATTCAACAAACTCTGGTCTCGGGGCAACTGAATACCATTCAAGCCATGATCCCTATGCCTGCAGGCCTGATCGTCTTTGGTGACAAGCATGCTTGGCTCGTTAACGGAGGCAGTGCCGGATCGCCCTTTAGCGCCACAGGCCTTGTAGCCAACCCTCAAGCCTACAATGGCTCTTCACCCCTCCCACCAATCGTAGCCACCTCTGACATCCTCTACGTCCAAGCCAAGCAATCCATCGTCCGGAACCTAGTCTATAACTTCTACACCAACGTCTATACCGGCGCAGACATCTCTGTTATATCCAATCATCTCTTCTATGACTTCACCCTAATTCAATGGGCATGGGCTGAAGAACCCTTCAAGCTCGCTTGGGCCGTGCGGAACGATGGGCAACTCCTCTGCCTGACCTTCCTGAAAGACCTCGAGATCGTTGCATGGACCCATTCCGATACTCAAGGAGCGTTCAAAGGTGTGGCGTCAATTGTTGAAAGCTCTTCAATCGGCAACGTTGATGCTGTCTATCATGTAATTCAGCGTACTGTTCAAGGTGTTGCCGTAAACTACATAGAGCGTTTTGTAGAGTTAGTCTACCCCAGCGACTACCAATCCTCTTGGCAGGTCGATGCGGGGATCGGCTATAATGGTGCAGCCGCAACAATCTTCAGTGGGGCTCAGCATCTCGGTGGAATGGCCGTTACAGGCCTCGCTGATGGAGTCGTAATCAACTTCACAATGCCTGTTAATGGTACATTCCAATTTGGCATCGGTGGTACCGCAGGCCTCACAGCTATCCCCAATGCCTCTATCGTAACCGTAGGTCTTTCCTTCCTGCCACAGCTTGGCACCCTTCCCCTCGACCTCGGAGAGCCCACCGTTCAGGGCAAACGGAAAAAGGTCTCCGCTGTAACCGTGAGGTGTCGAAACGCCTTGGGCCTAACCGCTGGGAGGACCTTGACTACGGGTGTCTCCATGGCCGATTTGGTGTTGGGCAACGTTGGGACGATGTCCAACCAGATCGTAACCGGCCTCGTGACCGGCGATGCTCGCACCATAGTCGACCCCCAATGGGACGTCTTCGGCCAGTTCTACATCCAACAACCCAATCCCTACCCAGCTTCCATCCTCGGCGTGGTCCCAGAGATCGAAGTGGGAGACTCAGGCAAATGACAACCATCGTGTCAAAACTAGAAGGCCCTCTTTCGGAGATAATCCTGGCCGAATATGGCAAGGTCCTCTCCGAACGCGAAGTTGAAATGCTCGACCATTGTCAAAAACTGGGGGAGGTCTGGATCGGCTACGTTGACGGCCACTTCGTCTGCTGTTGGGGCCTTATCCCACCTTCATTCCTTTCCAACCAAGCCTACATTTGGATGTGGGCCCTAGAGTCAGTCCCGCATCAATTCCTCTTCGTTCGTCACTCTCAGATCCAGGTGAGGAAGTTCCTTGGGCGCTACGCCTCTATCATAGGCCATTGCAAAACCGGCAACACCGCCGCTCACCGTTGGCTTCGTTGGCTCGGTGCCGAATTCAACGAACCCGATGGGGATCTACGGACCTTCATCATCAACAGGAGCGCCTGATGGCTGATCCTATTACTGCCGGAATTGGAATAGCGGCATCGGCGGCTGGTGGGATCATCGGTGGCATCGGTGCTAAGCAAACAGGTGCAGCCAACGCAGCGGCCTACCGCTACAAAGCCGGTGTGGCCCTGCTCAACAAACAGATCAACGAACAAAACGCCTCTTGGGCTACGCAGGCTGGAGGGGCCAAGGCCGAGGTCGAAGGGCTGAAGTCCCGCGAAGCCATTGCCTCCACGAAGGTCGTCCAGTCCGCCTCCGGTTTCGACGTCAACTCCGGGTCGAATGAAAGGGTCCGCGAGACCCAAACCGATGTGGCCCAGTATGACCAAAACGTCATCAACTGGGATGCCGCAAAGACCGCTTGGGGCTACGAAACCAGAGCCACCACCGATGTAGCCGAGGCCAACCTTGATCAAATGGCTGCAAGGACATCCGAGGAAGCCGGCACCCTAGGCATGTGGGGCTCTTTCATCTCCGGAGCCGGGAACGTAGCAGGCAAATGGATGCAGGGTAAATCAGCAGGAGCATTTGGCTAATGGCACCGCAGGTCCCAGGACTAGTCCCTGACCAAACCCCTTCGATGGGTGGAACCCCTGACGTAGCGTTGGGGGTGCCGGTCGATGCCTTTGGCGGTGCCGTTGGCCATGCCCTCTCCGGTCTTGGCCACGACATCGAAGGTGCCTCAGACAAGATCTGGGCCCAGGCGATGAACATGCAGAACCTCCAGAACGAAACGGA